GGCCACTCTCGGTGACGCTGGCTCTGCCACATATACCTTTTCCGTATCAAGCGCCGGAACCTACGACATCGCCATCCGCCTCTGCTATCCCTTCTGGGATAAAAACGGCATCTATGTTTCGATTGACGGCAACACGACGCATTTTACGGAAAGCAGGCTCTGGTGGCCATATTGGAGAAGCACCTTCTGGACGACGCTCGCCAGCAACATTTCACTATCTGCCGGGACGCACACCATCGTGATATCCGTAGATGTAAAAGGCGTACAGTTTTACGGCTACCGTGTTTGCAGCAGCTTTTCGGAGGCTCCCTCTGCAGGCAGCGCGACCTTTACACTCTCTCCACGCCACTTTATCGACGTGGACGGCAACGAGTGTCAGCCGGATAGAGCCTTCAAGCTCACCTGTGAAATGCTGAGGCGAAAGCCAGACTCTGCCCTCATCTGGTATGAGGATTTCCGGGACTACGGTGTGCTGCAAACAAACTACTGGACGACGCTTTCAGGCTCTTGGAAGGTATGGCGCGAGGATGAATATTCCGAAAGCCGCGTTTACTCTCAGCTTGACGGCTCCGGAAAGCTCGCATGGCGATACGATGGTTTTTCCGATATTCACCTGCGGGCAAGGCTGGCTTTTCCTGCGACAGGAAGTGGCAAGGCCGGAGTATTCTGCGGTGATCTGTTCTGCTGCCTGAATTATGATTCTCAGGCTGTGGAGCTTTATAATGGCAGCACGCTCCTTGGTAGCTACAGCCAGACCATAGAACGAACAGCAAATGCCGACCTTCGTAACAATCCATCCATGTACACGGTCGAAATGCGTATCCGTGGAAACAAGGTGCGTGTCTATTCTGGTTCTTCCTATACGCTTCGCTTCACCGCTACGGTCAGCGGCTTTTCCGGAGGCTATGCCGGATACCGGTCAAATAACCGGACGGTCTGCGAACTGCTCCGTCTTGGCGATGCGTGGACTTACGAGCCCTATGAGCGTTTTGATGTTACCTTCCCGGACGGCACAGTTACGCAGTATGGCAGGATCAGTCGGTCGAATGTCACATGGGATACGGAATTTCAGGTGTTTACGCTGACCTCGGATATTGAGGAGGATGCGACACGCAGCGAGAGCATTTCGCTGGATTATGAATTCTACCACTCCCATGAGCTTGCTCTGACCTGTGGGAACGATTATACGGTGACCATCACGCCAAAGGACATCGACATCTGGATATCAAGGCTCTTTCTCGGTGATGCTGACGGCTTTTCCATCCTCTACTATCAAGACGTGGATTCGCTCGTTTACTGGGCAAATGAAGCGGCCTACCGCTGGGGAGTGAGAGGCTTTGCCATGTGGTCGCTGGGACAGGAGGATATGCGGCTCTGGGAGGCACTGCCAAAACAGATATAACTTCATACACGGATACAGTTCACGAGGCTGTCTGCAAAATGCAGGCGGCTTTTATTTTGCACAAAGGAGGGATTTTCTCATGAAAGAATTCTGGAACACGATCCAACTGGTATTTGCCGCTGTCGGAGGCTGGCTTGGCTATTTCCTTGGCGGCTGTGACGGACTCTTGATTGCTCTGGTGATCTTTGTGACCTGCGACTACCTTACCGGCATCATGTGTGCCATCTCAGACAAAAAGCTCTCAAGCGAGGTCGGCTTTAAGGGAATCTGCCGCAAGGTGCTGATCTTCCTGCTGGTAGGCATCGGAAACGTCATTGATGTTCAGGTACTCGGCCATCCGGGAGTGCTCCGCACGGCGATCATCTTCTTCTACCTGTCCAATGAAGGTCTGTCGCTGACGGAGAACGCAGCACACCTCG